GTTATTGAACCTGTAAAAAAGACTACTATAAGTAGGCTTAATAAAGGTAAGAAGTGGAAGTATGGTTATGACAAAGAACATGATATAGTTGTTATATCTAAAACTGGGCAGATAGGTGAAATAGTAGAAATACAAAACTTAGCTATAGCACTTCCAAAACAACCTAAAGATATATTTAAGCACGAGAAAAATAAATGGGTTAAATTTGAGCAACCTAAAGAATTATCTCGTCTTAAAAATATATTTGACTGGAGAAACTACCCAGAAGAAAGCAAAGAGCAATGGTATGATTATATAGACGAAGAGTTTAAAAGAAGAGATGAAGGCTTCTGGTTTATGAATAAAGATAAACCAACGTATATAGTAGGAACTCACTATATGTACCTTCAGTGGAGTAAAATTGATGTTGGTTCTGCAGATTTTAGAGAGGCAAATAGATTGTTCTTCATATTTTGGGAAGCATGTAAAGCAGATAAAAGATGTTATGGCATGTGTTATCTAAAGAACAGACGTTCAGGCTTTTCGTTCATGTCATCTGCAGAAACAGTTAATTTAGCTACTATATCGAGTGATAGTAGATATGGTATACTTTCTAAAACAGGTGCTGATGCTAAAAAAATGTTTACAGACAAAGTGGTCCCTATTAGTATTAATTATCCTTTTTTCTTTAAACCTATTCAAGATGGTATGGATCGTCCTAAATCTGAATTAGCTTATAGAGTTCCAGCTAGTAAATTTACTAGAAAGAAAATAACTTCAAATGAAAAACTAGAAGATATACAAGGATTAGATACAACTATCGACTGGAAAAATACAGGTGATAATAGCTATGACGGTGAAAAACTAGCATTATTAGTACACGATGAAAGTGGAAAATGGGAAAGACCTGATAATATATTAAACAATTGGCGTGTTACAAAAACATGTCTTAGATTAGGTAGTAGAATTATAGGTAAATGTATGATGGGTTCAACTTCCAACGCCCTAGATAAAGGTGGAGATAACTTCAAAAAACTGTATAATGCATCAGATGTCACTAAAAGAAATAGAAATGGTCAAACAAAGTCTGGTTTATACTCTTTGTTTATCCCAATGGAATGGAACTACGAAGGATTTATTGATGAGTACGGAATTCCAGTATTCAATACTCCTGACACAGATGTGTTCGCCCCAGATGGTGAATTAATAGATATAGGTGTAATAGATAATTGGCAGAACGAAGCTGATGGTCTAAAGAGTGATCAAGATGCTTTAAATGAGTTTTACCGTCAATTTCCAAGGACTACAGAACACGCGTTTAGAGATGAAACAAAAAATAGTATTTTTAATTTAGTTAAAATATACGAGCAAATAGATTACAACGAAGAAATGTCTAGAACTTTAGGAGTTACACAAGGTAATTTTCAATGGGTAAATGGCGTTAAAGATTCACAAGTAATATTTTATCCAGATCCAAAAGGTAGATTTAAAGTTAGCTGGGTTCCACCTCAGCAATTGCAAAATAGAGTAGTACTTAAAAATGGTGTAAAATATCCTGGCAATGAACATATGGGAGCATTTGGTTGTGACTCTTATGATATATCAGGAACTGTAGATGGAAAAGGTTCTAAAGGAGCATTACACGGTTTAACCAGGTTTAGTATGGAAGACGCTCCCGCTAATAGTTTTTTTTTAGAATACTTATCAAGACCGCCTACGGCTGAGATATTTTTTGAGGATGTTTTGATGGCATTAGTATTTTACGGTATGCCAATACTTGCGGAGAACAATAAACCTCGTCTTTTATATTATTTAAGACGTAGAGGATACAGAGGTTTTAGTATGAATCGTCCTGATAAAGTTTGGAATAAGTTGTCAACTGCAGAAAAAGAGGTTGGTGGTATACCTAACTCCTCAGAAGATATAAAACAAGCTCATGCCGCTGCTATAGAAATGTATATACAAGATCATGTAGGTATGAAGCAAGATGGAACGTTTGGAGATTTATATTTTAACGAGCTATTGAATGATTGGAGTAAGTTTGATATAAATAAAAGAACAAAGTTTGATGCGTCAATAAGTTCTGGTTTGGCTATAATGGCAAACAATAGACATTTATACGCGCCAAACGTTAAGGTTGAAAAACCTAAACTAAATATAAATATTTCCAAGTACAGTAATACTGGATTTAATTCACAAATAATAAAATAGTATGGCATATTCTAGTAACAGTTATTTTCCAAGTCAAACAGTAAGCGATGCTGAGAAGTTGAGTTATGATTATGGTTTAAAAGTAGCTAAAGCTATAGAAACAGAATGGTTTAACGAAGAAAGAAGTATTAATAGATACGCGTCAAACATTAAAGATTTTCATAATTTAAGATTATACTCTAGAGGCGAGCAGTCAATACAAAAATACAAGGATGAGTTATCTATAAATGGTGATTTGTCCTATTTAAATTTAGACTGGAAACCTGTTCCTATTATATCTAAGTTTGTAGATATAGTTGTAAATGGTATAGCTGAAAGAACTTACGACATAAAAGCGTTTTCGCAATCTCCAAATGGAGTTGAAAAAAGAACCAAATACATGGAAGCAATAATAAGCGACATGGAAATGAGAGAGTTCAATCAAGAGGTAGAGTCTAGATTTGGTGTTGACATGAAAGAAAGTGATATTGTCGATGAAGATTTACCTAAATCTAACGAGGAATTAGGCTTGCATATGCAGTTAAACTACAAACAAGCCGTTGAACTTGCTGAAGAGCAAGCTTTAAGTGTTATATTTGAAGGTAATAAATATGAATTAATTAAAAAAAGATTTTATCACGATATAACTGTTCTTGGTATTGGAGCTGTCAAAACATCTTTTAACACGTCTCAAGGTGTTACTATAGATTATGTTGACCCAGCTAACTTAGTTTATTCTTATACAGATTCACCATATTTTGATGATATATATTATGTTGGAGAAGTTAAATCTATACCGGTTAATGAACTTGCCAAACAATTTCCTCATTTAACAGAAAGTGATCTTGAGGAAATAATGAAAAATAAAAATTATAATAAAAATAATTACAACACATCATATTCTAAAAAACAAGAAGATAATAACACTATTCAAATTTTATATTTTAATTATAAAACTTACATGAATGAAGTTTATAAAATAAAAGAAACTGGAACTGGTGCTGATAAAATTATACCTAAAGACGATTCATTTAACCCACCTGAAAATATGGAAGGTGGTTATAGCAGGATGTTAAGATCTATAGAATGTTTATACGAAGGAGCTATAGTTCTTGGCACTAACACCTTGCTAAAGTGGGAAATGTCAAAAAACATGATGAGACCAAAAAGTGATTTCACAAAAGTAAAAATGAATTACGCAATTGTTGCACCTCGTATGTATAATGGTAAAATTGATTCATTAGTAAAAAGAATTACAGGTTTTGCCGATATGATTCAATTGACACATTTAAAATTACAACAAGTATTATCGAGAATGGTTCCTGATGGCGTTTATTTAGATGCCGATGGATTAGCTGAAGTTGATTTAGGTAATGGTACAAATTATAATCCGCAAGAAGCTTTAAATATGTTTTTCCAAACTGGTTCTGTAATAGGAAGAAGCTTTACATCAGAAGGCGATATAAATCCTGGTAAAGTACCTATACAAGAAATAACATCTGGCAGTGGTGGTAATAAAATGCAAGCTCTTATTGGTAATTATAATTACTACTTACAGATGATAAGAGATGTAACCGGGTTAAACGAAGCTAGAGATGGTAGTATGCCAGATAAAAATGCTTTGGTAGGAGTTCAAAAATTAGCAGCAGCTAATAGTAATACGGCAACTAGACATATATTACAAGCTGGATTATACTTAACAGCAGAAACAGCAGAGTGTTTATCGCTTAGAATATCTGATATTATAGAATATTCACCAACAAAAGACGCGTTTATACAAGCTATAGGCTCTCATAATGTTGCTACATTAGAAGAAATGTCACAATTACATTTATATGATTTTGGTATATTTATAGAGTTGCAGCCTGATGAAGAAGAAAAAGCTATGCTAGAAAATAATATTCAAATGGCTCTTCAACAAAAAAGTATAGAATTAGAAGATGCTATTGATCTTAGAGAAATACGTAACATTAAATTAGCTAATCAACTTTTAAAAATACGTAGAAAAAGAAAACAACAAAAAGATCAAGCTATACAACAGCAAAACATACAAATGCAGTCACAAGCAAACGCTCAAGCCGCGCAAGCAGCGGCTCAAGTAGAAGTTCAAAAGGAACAAGCTCTAGCTCAAGGTAAAGCTCAGTTTGAACAAATGAAAGCGCAAATAGATGCTCAAAAAATGCAACAAGAAGTTGCAATGAAAAAAGAGCTAATGGCTTTAGAATTTCAATATAACATGCAGCTTAAAGGTGTTGAAGTAGAAGGCATGAAAGATAGAGAAAAACAAAAAGAAGATAGAAAAGACGAAAGAACAAAGATACAAGCTACACAACAATCAGAAATGATTGAACAAAGAAAAACAGGTAAACCACCTAAAAACTTTGAATCCGCAGGTAATGATATACTAAGTGGAGGATTTGATTTAGGTTCGTTTGATCCTAGTTAAAATTATTAATTATTATTATATTATATTATGGAAGAAAAAGATGAACAAGTAGTCGAAGAGACTACACAAGAAAACGTTACCAAAGTTAATATTAAACAAACTGAAGAAGATGATAATGTTATAAAGGTAAACTTAGATAAACCACCAACACCAAAAGAAGAAAAAAATGAAACTAAAAAAGATAACGCTGACGACAGCGGAGTGGTTGCAGAGTCTAAAGATGCCGAGCCCACAGAAAAACAAGAAGAAGTACA